AAACCACCAGAACCGCCAGCAGAGGCTGATAAGTCTGGTGCTGACAGGGCGGCTCAATTCTTGTTTGGTGGCGCTGGGGCGGCAGCAGGTACGGCTGTGGCTGGTGCGGGAGTTGGATTAGACGCTCTTGAAAACAGAGCCGTAAGGGTAGCTGGCAAAACAGAGGCTGCAAAGATTGCAGAACAAACAAAAGCCGCAAATATTGCAGCGCAACGTGCCGTGCCAACAGTCCCCGGTGCTGCGGCTGTACCAACAATGCAGACACTAGGTCCAACAAGCGCTTTGCAAGCAACTGACAATCAAGCGACCAGAATCCTTCAAGGAACTACAGGGGACGAAGGGACTACGGGCAAAGCCAGAATGGGGTTCAACGAGGATACTTCACAGCAATCTGCACAACAAAAAGAAATGAATCGCAAGATTGCACAATTACGTCAAGCTGGCGTGGTTGCGGATGATGCTCCAGCGCTTTTTGCCAAAAGCCCCGGCATGACATCTACGCCTTCGGGTGTCCGATATCCGCGTTCAGAGCCACCTTCGTATTTAGGGCCAAGAACTTATGATGCGCCGTCAATACAAGCTCAAGCAGCTCAAAGTGGGGCGTTGCCAATTAAGGAGAATGCGCCATACAAAGTAGGTGCAAACAGGCCGCCCAGCCCAGCGCCAACGCCAATTCCAAAGCCAGTGTACAACTTGTACTCTGTGATTGACGATTTCAAAAGCATGATGCGTCCAATTACATCAGCAATGGGTACAGTAAGCAAATATGTTCTACCCCCATTGGGTGGGCTGTCTGCTGGGCTAGATGTTGCCGAGATTGCTCATGAGTACAACAAGCCAGAAGATCAACGGGACTACACAAAAATGGGATTAAAAGCAGCAAGTGGTTTGGGCGGTGCATTGTCTATGTTCTCACCACGCGTTGGAATTCCATTGTCACTTGGCGCAACAGGAATCCAATACATGCGTGAAAATCCTGATTTCATAAAAAACAAAATGCAAGGGATCAGCAATATTCCATTGCTTGATGAAATGACTGGTCCTTTACCCTGATTCAAGTGGTTTCTCCCCGCTTGGATTGCCGTAGACCGTTGCCTGCGGTATCTTTAAACCCCCCTCTGAAAAGAAGGGGGGTCTTTTTACGGACGTTGACTTGCAAGACCGTTGGCCACTTCGCTGTTCATGTTGGCCACAATAATGACGCAGCGCTTGTGTTCTTCTGCAGCAATCATGGGCCGCAGCACAGCCTCTAGTTTTTCTGCAAACTGCACAATGTCTACCTCATCAGCAATCAGCGGGTCAGGCCGCCAGTCGTCGCTGCAAAAGAATATTTGCTTGATCAGTTCTTCATTTAGCAATGATTTCATTTTTAGACTTCCATAGTTCCCAGTTAACAACAGTGTTACGGGCCATTGAACGATGTGCATGGCCAGTGTAGGGGTTGAGTGAGCTGTCCAAGAATTCGTCAACAACGCTCTCTTTAGACAACATCATCTCGTGCTTCTCAGCAGCATCTGATGCGGAAAACAGTGTGCCGTCAGAGGTTTCATATGCAGTAATTGATTTCATTTGTGTTGATTTTTGAGCTGCCAAAAAGTTAAAAGAGAGCAGAACATCTGCCATCCGCGTTGAAGATCCTCCTCGGACCATTCCTTGACATGCACAAGCCCCGGCACACTGCGGGAGACAAACACGTTTGCACAACGGGCTTTGGGTATGCCAAGACCCACCCTGTAGGCCGCCAACTGCATCAAGTGGTCGTCATACGCATCAATCTTGTCATTGTGAGCAAACTCCTTAGTCTTCACATCAGCCACAATGCCGTCACCAACAACGCTGTGCAAGTCGCACTTACCACCAAAGCCATGGCTGTGACCGAAGGCGCGTTCAGCAATCCACGGCTGTTGGCCATAAACCGCGTCTAAAGCGTATACAGTGCCCTTAACGTGGGGTTCGTGGCGGGTAACCACCTCCCCCTCATAAAAGCCCTGTATTGAGGCGTGGATGTCCGTTCCTGCGTCTGCTGCTGCTCTGCCTTGCTCCTTGCTGTCAACCATGATCCGGTCGATGTAGTCGTCCTCTGGCTCGTCTTGAATGCGGGGCAAGGTGAGGGCAGCCAACAGCACTTGCTTTTGCAACCACTGAATGAGCGCAGGCTTGGCCATCACGTTGAGTACGGTGGTCACGCTAGGCACAAGGTTTTCGGTGCGAGCGTCACGGAGCGTGGTGTTGCGCTCCTTGCCGTTCTTGCCAATCACGGTGTACCGAGGAACTCCGTCACGGGTGTACCAGTGCCCAGATTCACTTGAGCGGGGTTCTTTTGCTGTGATGGTCATGCTTCCCTCGCTTTCAACATTGCGTCGGCCAATTTGTACGCATTTTTTGCAACCGTCTTTTCTTCATATTCAAGAAACCCATTTGCATCACCATTTGCGGAAAGCATCCCCTGCATTGCCTTTGCCGCAAAGTAATCGCGCAGGGTCATGCCTGCACTTTTGGGATTAACAAAGTCACTGGTGAGTGGAAACGCTGGTATGTCATTCATGCTTTCACCTTCGCTGCTCTTTTCTCTGCCCACATCAATCTAATGCGCTCACCATGAATAGCCCGTGCTTCTGGCGTCCAGCCTGTGGTTGATCTTTTCAATTGATTTGCGTTTAATTGAGACACCATTGTCTGATTGTCATGCAAGGCATTCAAACTTCGTGCCAGTTGATCTACCCTCATTTCAAGCACTTCAATTCGTGCTTTTAAATCAATTTTCTCTTTGTTTGAGATAAACATAATTATCCTTAAAAAATACCAAACCAGATGCCAGTGCCGTGTACCCAACCAATCGGAAACACGATAGCCCCCGCAATCAGAAAGCCCCATGCGGCTGTTTTCAAGCACACAACAATGTGTGTGATCCAAGAAGCCACAATCCACAAGACCAGTGCTCCTCCAACAAAATCATTCATATTGCTCTCCATACTCGTTGTGATCTGCCAGATTGGCCTGCTGCCGTCATCTCTGTCGGCTGCGCATAACCCGCCTTCTGCAAGTCAGGAAGACGCCGCCAGATTTGGTCTGGACGCAACCCAAGTCGGGCCGCGAGTTGCTCATAAGTGCCATCACCCTTTTTGAGCTCTTGGTAAATCTTTGCGCAGAGATTGCCAGCGAATTCGTCAACCCGTAGCGCAGCCATTTTTGATGTGCTTGGGTCTTCAAGTCGCGCCAGTTTGCGTGGTTCAATGTGCATGCCAGTTGCCTTTCGATCAGAAGGGAATGGAGTCGTCCATGTCATCAAAGCCCGAGCCTGTAGAGCCGGGTTTGCTGACAGGTTCTTGGCCACGGGCTCGCCATTCAGGTGATCCTTGAATCTTTTCTTTTAAGCCGTTGCTAAAGGTTTCAAACAGCTCCATGTCTGGCTCGTCAATAACAAACATAGAGACCTGATTGAAGCCGCTTGGAAGACCAGCCTTCTTGATAGACGCAGGCACGGGGTTGATGCTGACGATGTTTGTGTATTCCTTGCCGTTGTTGCCCAAGGACTTAGCTGCGGTGATCATTGCCCATGCACCCAACACGTTCTTGAGCTCAAAGCCTCTAAGCTCTTCGGCAGTAAAGTCACGGCCACGCCAAGCCTGCAGGTCCTTGCGCAACGTTGCCTTCTCGGCCAACGACAACGTAAAGTTCTTGCTGATGCTCATCGGCTCGCCCTTGGCTGTCACCAGCGCTTTGCCGTGGTCGTCTTCACCGTGTACCTCAAATTGCAGCATCACCTTTTGAAGGTGCTTGATCTGCCCTTGGTACTCAGTCTTCTGTGTGCCCAAATCTATGATGCGGTAGCACCGCGCAAGGTGCATCCCCGGTGCTACGGGTGTAAAGCTACCGCCGCCGCTGTCTTTCGCTGTCAAACTCATTTTTCGCTCCTAATTTCAGGTTTAAAAATAGACGCCTTGGGCATGCCGCACTCTGTGCAGATCATCTCCCAATCGTCTTGTGTTGCAACGCCTGCAATAGCCCTGCGAAGGGCCTCCTCAAGCATTTGCATTCTTTCCAACATAAGTTGGTGGAATTCTTCGCCCATGTCAATTTCCCGCCAAGTAGTAAGCCAAGGCAACCAGTGCAATAAGCACAAGACCACTGGCACGGCCAAGAAACAATCTCACAATCGCTGTAAAAATCTTATGCATAATTCGCTTTTGAGTTAAGGTTCGGATACTGTACCAAATTTAACTTGATGATACAACCCCCTTGCATAAATATTTTTATGATGTATGATGCAATTAAACTACACAGAAATGACGTGCATGACACTTACCGAATATTTTGAGAGCAAGCCGCGAGGAGCGAAGCTGGCCATGGCCACCAAGTTAGGCGTGAGCAAGACGTGGATGAGCCTGATCATCAGCGGCAGAAAGCTGGCCAGTCCTGAGCTGAGTGGGGCGATTGAGCGGTACACCAACGGACAGGTGAAACGCGCAATTTTGCGCCCTGATATTTTTGGAGA